CCGCTAGAGGCCGCCATTCCAAGCATATGCGGAGCGGTGGCCGAGTGGTCGAAGGCGCTCGCCTGGAAAGTGAGTATACGTCAAAAGCGTATCGAGGGTTCGAATCCCTCCCGCTCCGCCAACATCTCAATGCGAATCAATGAGATGGGCCTCATGGGGCCAGAAAATCCCCAGCTTCCGCGCGGTTTTGCCGGTGGCGACGGAACCTCAGAGACTGCCGAAAACGCCAAAATCGGTCTCTGACCGGCTTTTGTCTCTTTTCACCCGAACCTTATCTGAAAAGGTTCGGGTCAAAGTTGTCTCATTTATTCAGCCATTTGAACTTTATACATCGACACCCAGTTTGCTGCGCAATCGCGGCTAGCGTTGCGATCAGAGAACTCGAGGCGGGTATTTTGCAGCGATCGGCGCTGGTGATTGTAATTGTCTGATTTAAGGTCGATTTCAGCGGCGGCGGAAGATCCGCTTGCTGGGCTTGTTCCTCGGCGGCATCACGCCGCCCCGAACGTTGATATCGACCCGGCGGCGTCCGATAACGCGGCCCCACTGGTAGACGGTAAAATCCATGGCGTGGTTGCCATTATAAGCGGAATGCTCGTCGGCAGTGAGAGCTGCCCCAGCAAAGTGGCCGATATCGTTCTTGCTCCAGGCGTCATGACCGCGGTTCCGAACCGTCCAGCGCACCGAGGCGCCGGCCGGCAGCTGATCGGCGTTGACCAGCTCGAAGTGGATCGAGCAATTCTTCACGATCGTGGCGATGGAGTTCATGCCGTCTCGGACGTAGCTATCGTTGTCCCTCGACACTGCTCGGATGTAGATCTGAGGATCGAAGGTGTAGGCGACCAGCGCCGTGCTCTTCGCGACGCCCGCCTGACGCATTTCGCCGCCATCTTCGCCGTCGAGGTCTTCCGGCATCGGGAAGAAGTGCTCGAAGGCCTCGGTCCAAATCTCAGCGGCGCTCTCCTCGCTCGTCGCGGCGTTGGCGCGCCGGGCAGTTTCCTCAAATTCGCGCAGCCGCGCTACGAGATCCTTGCTGGCTTCCGGCTTCAACCTGTTGAGGTCCTCACCGGTATCCACGGGATTGGCGACCTCTGCGCTGGCGTCCAGCCGATCGGCGATGGCGGTGATCGTCTTCTCCAGCACCTCGTCGTCATCAATGAGGTTCGATCGGTTGAGTTCACCAAACGCCTTGGCGACCAGGACGGTGAGCATGATCGACGACGGACGCGCAGCGTCATCCTTGATCTTCAGTGCCGCCCACATCTTGAAGTAGCAGACGAGGCGCCGCAACTGCGCGCGGTCGGATGCATCCTTGTGCAGGTCCTTGAACCAATTGTAGATTGCCTTGGGATCGCTCTTCTCCCATCCGCGGGACTCGGTCGCGAGCGCGCGCCGGTCCGCGCCGCGGTCTAGATGGTAGCAGGGCACGTCAATGTGGAAGTCCGGTTTGAAGGCGATGCGGCAGCAGCGCTCCTTCGCGGCCACGACACCTGAAGCGTCGTTATCGCCATCATCGGCATAGTCCAGCAGCGCGTTCTGCACGAGCTCCTTGAACCCTTCGGGTTCGTAGTCGCCGTCGTCGTCGCTGCCGGGCCATTCGAAGTATAGGCCGAGATCGATGTCGAACTCGGCGCCGAATTGCCACGGGCGGATCTGGGTGTCGAACTTGTAGGAGCCCTGCAGCCAGGTGCTCATCGTGTAGCCCGTGTCGTCCTTGAGCCGCGACTTCAGGAATTCGGCCAAGTCGTTCCACCGTGCCTGCTGGGTCGCGAACTGATCGCTGGACGGGGTGATGCGGGTGTAGAGGGACTGGTCGGACTGGGAGTGGAACAGGCGTGCAGCGCGGGACATGGGGCCTCAGATGCTGGCGTTGACGAAGGTGAAGGGTCGTGCTTCGTGCGCGAGGAACACGCGCAAGCGCTCGTCTGCCGACGCTTCGGCGAACGAGGTGCGGGCAAGCGACTGCAGGTTGGCAATCGCGCCTGGCGTGGCCACGTCGAGCGCGAGCTCGCGGCGCTGCTCGTCTGCCTGACGACGATCGATGCGCATGTACCGGTCGGCTAGCACGTGCTTCATCATGTCGTCGATCAGCGCCTGCTGTGACCCGATCATCACGTCGGTGAGCCGCTGGTTCCTCATCCATCCCATAACCCCCATGTCCGGATCGAGCGAGCTGGACATCGCGAAGTCGGTTGTAGTCGTCCCCACGCTGAGCAAGTGGATGTCCTCGCGCTGCGCGCCTAGGAACATTTCGGCCTCGTGCATCGCGATCATGTCAGGCGAGTTGGCGAACATGCCGCCGTCGGCGAACAGTTCGTCGCCGATCCGGTGCGCCGGGAAGTAGGTGGGTGCAGCCGAGGTGGCGAGCGCGACGTCGGCGACCTCGAGGCGCCAGTCGAGGACGAAGCGCTGATGATGCCCAGTCTTGAACACCTTAGGGCCGCCCTTTGTGAGGTTTACCGATGGGATCACGACCGGCCGGATCAGGTCCGACATGCGAGTCCCGTTTCCCACGATTTGCTCAATCGTGTCGCGCAGAGGAGCAGCGTCGTAGAGCGGCTTGGATACGTTGCGGGCGAAGCGGAGCAGCCACGCAGCCTTAGTCTTCGGCGCGGCCTCAGGGAAAATCCGGGCCCCATGTTCAATAAATGCGTCGCGGATGTCGCTAGCCCGGCGCCCTGCGGCGAGCCCCAGCGCGATAATGCCTCCGATCGAGGTGCCAGCTATCAGGTCAAAACACTGGTTCAGCGGTTTCCCCGACCGCTCCTCCAGCTCCGCCAATACGGCGGCGGTGTATAGTCCAAGGAATCCGCCCCCGGACAGTGATAGGATCTGATAGGCCACAGGCACCCCTTTGGTATGAACATAGTTCGAACGCTTAAGGGTGCAATGGTCAGTTGGCCAACCGATAGGAAGCGGGCTTTCGTCACTTTCGACTTGGTATTATCGGGAGTGGTAAGTCCCGTAGCTGCTACCAGAGCAGTGGCAGCCTTTAGGAAAACATCAGCAATCTGCGAATGACCCTGTTTAGGACGCGAAGCGGACCGTTATTTCTTATCATATACCACCGCCTCCTGCTCCGCCCATGACAGTTCGGCCGCACCCGTCATGTCCTTCAATGACATGGCGGGCGACACACGCTGGATCACTAGTTTTTCCAGCAACGCGGGGGACAGATAAGCCAGCCGCAGCGTCCGCCCGACATAGCGGTCCGAGACTCCCTCGGCCTCGGCAATATCCTGGATCGTTGCCGCTTCCCCGATCTCCAGCTTCCGCCGCCAGCTCCACGCCTTGGCGATCGCTTTCAGCACATGCGGATCCACCCCGCCGGTGTCCGGCACGATGTCCGTCGGCGGCACGATTTTCGGCCGCCCGTTGCGTTTGCGGATGGTGAGCGGGATGAACACCCGCATTGTGGTGGGTGCGCTCATGCTGCCAACTCCAGTTTCGGGGTGACCATTTCACGGATGACCGATCCGAGGCCCTCTGTGCGCAGGTCGACCGCAAGGCCGTCGGCGCTGACCGTGACCCGCTCAATCAGCAGCCGGGCAATCCGGGCCTGCTCGGCCGGAAACAGCGACTCCCAGAGCCCGTCAAAGCCCGCCAGCGCGGTGACCACGTCCTGTTCATCCATATCCGGTGCCGTTCGGCGGGTGGCTTCGATCGCCCGTGCTGCGATTTCCGGCGTACGCAGCAGCGACCGGATGTGCTGGACCACGGCGCCCTCGACTATGCCCGCATTGAGCCGCACAAAGCTATCCCGGCCTTCACAGGCGCGGTTCCGGATCGCGTCCATCGAGGTGTAGTATCGGTAATGTCGGCTGCCCTTTTTCGTCACCGTCGGCGTCATGGCGATACCCCGATCGGTGAAGATGAGCCCCTTGAGCAACGCTGGCGTCTGGGTGCGGGTGTTGGCCGCACGCTGGCGCGGGCTTTCCTGCAGGATGGCATGGACCTGATCCCAGAGGTCAGGCGTGATGATCGCTTGATGCTCGCCGGGGTAGCTGGTGCCCTTGTGGACCGCTTCGCCCAGATAGAGCCGGTTGCGGAACAGCTTGTAGAGGAAGCCCTTGTCGATCGGCTTGCCGCGCTTGTTAAGGGTTCCCTTTGCCACCAGTTCGCGCGTCAGCAGGGTGGCCGATCCCAGTTCGACAAAACGCCGGAACATGTGGCGCACCGCCTCGGCCTCGGCCTCGTTAATGACCAGCTTGCGGTCGACGACATCGTAGCCCATCGGCACGAAGCCGCCCATCCACATGCCCTTGGCGCGGCTGGCGGCGAACTTGTCCCGGATGCGCTCGCCGGTCACCTCGCGTTCGAACTGCGCGAACGACAGCAAGATGTTCAGCGTCAGCCGGCCCATGCTGGTCGTGGTATTGAACGCCTGCGTCACCGACACAAAGGTCACGTTGTTGCGGTCAAAGGCCTCGACCAGCTTGGCGAAGTCCATCAGTGAACGCGACAGGCGGTCGATCTTGTAAACGACGATGACGTCGACGAGCCCCGCCTCGACATCTTCCAGCAGGGCCTTGAGGCCGGGGCGTTCGAGCGACCCGCCGGAATACCCGCCGTCGTCGTAGCGTTCGCGCATGCAGACCCAGCCTTCGGCGCGCTGGCTGGCAACATATGCCTCGCAGGACTCGCGCTGGGCATCGAGGCTGTTGAACTCCATGTCCAACCCTTCCTCGCTGGATTTGCGGGTGTAGACGGCGCAGCGCAGACGCCGCCGGGGTGCCGTATCGGTCATGCCGCGTCCTTCCGTTCCCGCAGGCCGAAGAAGCGGTAGCCGTTCCACTGGGTGCCGGTGATGTCCCGGGCGATGGCCGACAGCGACTTGTAGCGGCGCCCCTGCCAGTCGAACCCGTCCTTAAGCACGGTGATGACGTGCTCCACTCCGTTCCATTCCCGCACCAGGCGCGTGCCGATCACCGGGTTGCGCGGGTCGCTGATCACCGATTTGCGGACCTTCTTGCCCTCAACCTCGTCGGCCAGGGCATCGAGCAGCTGGCGCACCGGTCTCGACAGACCGCCGAAGGTCAGCTCCTGGATCCGGTAGGCCAGCCGCTGCTCGAGGAACGACCGGCTGTTGTTGGGCGCCTCTGTCTCGAACAGCTTTGCCCATTCGGCCTTCAGCTGTTTGACCGACATGTCCTTCAGCGCCGCCAGCCTGGCCAGCACCTGCGCATTGTCATCCTGTTTGTGCATCATCGTCCTCCAATCCGGGCTTGTGCCCGCGGACGACTGACGCTCTCGGCCGGCAGGATAGCGAGTGAACTATCTCCGCGATCGGCAGATATAGAACTGGACTGTTCGCGCATGCGCAGCACGCCGGCCGCCACGATGCGCCCCAACTCGGCGATCCGGGCATCGGGCGTCATCTGGTCTGGCGCGAGGGCATTGGGGTGGCTCTGGGCGATCATCGGGCATTCCTGGCTGAAGGGCCGGGAGCCGCTGAACCGCTGGTTCGCTCCCGGGAACTCACTCAGGAATATTGATGGATATATCCCATGTCAAAACGGTCTGGCGTCACGAACCCTCTTGACAAAGGGTTCTGTCACCGCCGCCGGGTGTAGAGACTCTGGTGCGCGCGCAGGACAATGGCGACGATCGTGATGCCGTCGTCGCTGATGCTGTTTTCATCGGGGCGGCCGATCACGATCGGCTCCTGAAACTCAGCCCGGGTCGATTCTGCGCGTAGCACAAAGTTCTGCCCATCGTGGTCGAGCCGCTTGCAGGTGAGCTCGTGGAGGTCGTGCTTGTCGCGCTGGACGATGACGATGTCGCCGGGCTGCGGCTCGACATAGCCGTAAGTGACCCGCAGGCACTCAAGATCCGATCCCGGCGGGATGATCTTGTCCATCGAATGGCCTTCCATGCGCAGGGCAAAGCGCTCACTGCCCGGGAAGGGATTGGGGCCGACCTCGATGGAATAACGGTCTTCTGCGCCCCAGGTGGTCTCCTCGCGCCAGACGCCGGCGGCAACCGCGCCCACGACCTCGAGCGTCTCGAAGGGCTGAGAGCCACCGACCCGGTGCATGATCGTGGTGGCGGCAGGGATCATCTGCGAGATATCCATCTCCAGCGCCCTGGCGAGGCCTACCAGCGTATCGAGCGTCGGGTTGGTGCTTTTCCCCTTGATGATGTCGCGCACCAGGTAGGGGTTCTTCCCGCCTGTGGCCGCCATCGAGAGCGAGCGCGAGTTCCACTTCGCATCAGGCGCGGTCGCATCCTCGAGGAGCTTGCGCAGGAACGCGATGTTGAAGGCGGGGGTCTGGGTCATGGGCTGTGGGTAACACTGTGGGATGTTTCCCGCAATCTTAATTGTGGGACGCAGCCCTACTTGTGAAGTTGGATTCATCCCGGAATAAAGGGTGTATGACGCATCCCATCGTTCAAGAGATCGATTCCTTCCTCAAGGCCCACAAGATGGCCGAGAGCTACTTCGGCCGCCGCGCCACCAACGACTGGAAGCTCGTGGCCCAGCTGCGCGCCGGTCGTCGGCTGTGGCCCGCCACCGAAGCGCGCATCCGGGCCTTCATGGAAAACTACCAGCCGGCCCCGCGCGGCCGTGCCTCCCACCGCTCCACCACCGAATCCCAAGGCAGGGTATAATGCAGAACATATCACGAACGAATACACGGCGACAGGTCGGCCACGAACTGCTGTTCTGTGCCTGGCTGGCCGATGCCGCAGGCGGTGACCGTTATGAATATCACCGTGGGTTCCTCGCCAAGGACCTCGATCGCGGTCCGAAGCGCCGCCTCGACGAAAAGCAGCGCTGCGCACTCGAGCGCCTGGCAGGCCGTGCGCGCTGGGCGGCCGACAAGGGCTGTGTCCACCTCATCCAGGAACGGCTCGGTCCCGATACCTACAGCTACGTCGCGATCGCGCGGCCGCGGGCGCCGGGTGCGCGCAGCCCGCTGGCCGACATCGAACTGGCGGAGGTGGCGTGATGGCCAGCGCCTTTGAACGCCATGGGCTCGACCATCTGTCGGCCTCGTCGATCAACCTGTTCGTGGCGCAGCCTGCGATGTGGGCGATGCAGAAGCTGATGGGCCGCAAGTCCATGGTCGGCCCTGCTGCACACCGCGGCACCGCCATTGAGGCCGGGGTCGAGATGGGCCTGTTCGATCCGGCCGCACCGGTCGAGGCCTGCCAGGAAGCGGCGATTGCCCGGTTCAACCAGCTGACGGCCTTGTCTGCCGATCCGGCGGTCCAGAAGGAGCGCGCCAACATTGCGCCGGCTGTCGCGATCGCGCTGGCGGAATTGCGGCAATACGGGATCCCGGAAGCTGCCGAGGGCAACCGCCAGCACCGGATCGAGGTCCAGCTTCCCGGCGTGCCGGTGCCGTTCATCGGCTGGCTCGACTTCTGGTATCCCGCGCATGGGATCATCGTCGACCTCAAAACCCAGGCACGCCTGTCCTCGAAGATCTCCGATCCCCATGCCCGCCAGGGCGCGATCTATCATGCCGCTCACGGCAATGCCGAGATCCGCTTTGCCTATGTCACGCCCCAAAAGATGGGGGTCTACCGGCTCGAAGATCCGCGCCGCCACCTCGATCGAGTGGTCAGCATTGCCCAGTCGATCGAGCGGTTCCTCTCGCTGTCGGACGATGGCGCGGCGCTGACCCGCTCGCTCTCGCCGGACCTCGACAGCTTTTACTGGAACGACCCCGGCGCCCGCGCGGCAGCCGACGAGATCTGGGGCTTTGCCCCCGAAGGCGATGCCGCCTGCCTCAACGCGGCGCAATGATCAAAGAGGAAACAGGATTATGGGTTTCATGACGCCATCCGCCACTGGCGCGGATTTCAAGACCTACGTTGCGTTCAACGCCAAGGCCGGACGCTGGTACACCAAGGACGATGGCAAGGACGAGCCGCTGTTCGAAGTCACCGACATGACTGCGGTGTTCGACATGCCGGGCCTGCAGACGGGCTGGTTCAAGTTCACCAGTGGCGTCGCTCCGGAAAAGGTGATGGACCCGTCGTTCTCGGCAGCAGCGCCCAATCCCGGCCAGGACTTCAAGCGCGGCTTCCAGCTCGATCTCTATTCCGAGAAGAACCTGCTCGGCCTGCGCGAGTTCAGTTCCACTGCCGGCATCGTGATCGAGGCGATGAACCAGCTCTACGACCTCTGGGTAGCAGCGCCAGAGACCGCCACCGGCAAGTATCCGGTTGTCCGCTGCGTCGGTGTTACGCCGGTCACCAACAAGCACGGCACCAACTACCAGCCGAAGTTCGAGATCGTCGGCTGGACCGATCGTCCTTCGGCGTTCGAGGATATGGGGCAGCCGCGTGCTGCACCGACACCCGTCGCCCACGCACCCGTCGCACCGGCTGCCGCAGCACCTGCCGCGCACATGCCGCCCCCGGTGGCGCCCGCGCCAGCCTCGGCACCCGCGCCGGCCGGCGCGCCGCTATTCTGATCGGTCGGATGCCGGGCTGCTGTGGTGGCCCGGCATCCCCCATCGGTCCCCCGTTATCCCCCAGCAGAGAGTGGTCCTGGCCGCCATGGCGTGTCGCATTGAAACCGGCAGCATCGATATCGAGGCGATCAAGGACCAGTATCCGCTGGCCGAGACCGTCAGCCAGCACGTTGCCCTCAAGCGCCGTGGCCACCAGCTCGTGGGTTTGTGCCCCTTCCACATGGAGCGCACGCCCTCGTTCACCGTCTACCCGCAGGACCAGCGGTACCACTGCTTCGGTTGCGGGGCGCATGGCGACATCTTCGATTTTCTGCAGCACCAGGAAGGCCTCGATATCCGGGCTGCGGCCGAGCGCCTGACCGGCGGAACATTCCCCGTCATGTCGGCCGACCGCGTCGCCGAACTCCAGGCCCGCCAGGCGCGCTTCGAGGCCGAACAGGCCGAGCGGCGCAAGTCAGCGGCCGAGCAGATGCGGCTGCGCTGGGACGCCGCCGATCCCGGCTATTCATCCCATCCGTATCTGACCGCCAAGGCCATCGGGCCGAACGGCACCCGGCTCGACCGCGAGCATGTCCTCGTGCCGCTGTTCGACGCCGATGGCGCGCTGCGCTCGCTGCAGTCGATCGATCAGACCGGGCACAAACTGTTCGAGGCCGATCTTCCGGTGGCGGGCACGATGTTCGTCATCGGTCGACCAATCGCCGCAGCAACCGCGCCCGTTCTGGTCTGCGAAGGCTTCGCCACTGGCGCGTCGCTGCATGAAGCCACCGGCCGCACCGTCGTCGTGGCGTTCAATTCCGGCAATCTGGTGAGGGTCGCCGAGAAGCTGGTGTCGGCCCATCCCACGACCCGCTGGCAAATCGCTGGCGATGATGACCGGCACAAGCCGACCAATGTCGGCCGCGACATGGCTTTGCAGGCCGCACGCATCCTGCGCTGTGATGCGATCTTCCCGGTTTTTCCAGAAGGTAGCGACGGCACCGACTTCAACGACATGGCCGCCCACTATGGTGCACAGGCCGTGCGCAATCTCGTGCTCGAAGGCGCATCTCCCGACGATGCGGTACCGCCATCAGCGCAAGACGCGGGACCGCCACTGCTGACGGCCGTCGATGCCTTCGATTTCGACCCCACCCAGATTCCCGTGCGACCCTGGCTGGTGCCGGGCCTGCTGATCCGCGCTGCGACCCACGTGCTGGTCGCGCCCGGCGGCAGCGGCAAATCGCTCTTCAACCTGCAGAAAGCCATCATGCTGGCGACCGGCCTGCCGTGGGGCGAGTGGAAGCCGCGCAGCCGTTATCGCAGCCTGGTCATCAATGCCGAGGACGACATCGACGAGCAGCGCCGGCGCCTGGCGGCCGCGCTCAAGGTGATGAACCCTCCGCGCCACCTGCTCGAAGGCATGGTGCATCTGGCGGATGATCCGCACAGCCTGGTGGTCGTCCGGGTCGATCCGCGCAGCCGGCAGATGATCACCACGCCCATGGCCGATGCGATCACGGCCTATGTCCGCGAACACCAGATCGACGTCCTGATCGTCGACCCCTTCGCTGAGACCTTCGAGGGCGACGAGAACAGCAACAGCGAGATCAAGTGGGCCATGAAGGTCTGGCGGGACATTGCGCGCGAAACGAACTGCGCGGTCGTTCTCGTCCACCACACGGTCAAACATGCCTCTGGCGGTGCCGGCAATGCCGACATCGTACGCGGTGGCGGTGCGATCGTGAACTCGACCCGTATCAGCGCGACGCTGATGACCATGACCGAGGACGAAGCCAAGGTCCTCGGGATCCCGGACGACGAGCGCTACCGCTACGTCCGCCACGATGACGCCAAGTCCAACTGGACCCTGAAGTCCGGCAAGGCCCGCTGGTTCGAGAAGGTCAGCGTCACCCTCGACAATGGCACGGGCCTGCTGGAGCCCGATCAGGTCGGTGCGCTCGTGCCGTGGAAGCCGCCCAGCGCCTATGCCGGGGTTGCCCTGTCACAGATCCACGCCGCGCTTGCCGCGATCGACCGTGGCCTCGCAGGCGCAGACGGCCAGCCCACCGGGGTGCTCTACACCGAGCGCACCAACAGCGCCGAGGGCACCTCTGCCGAGCGCTGGGCAGGTCATGTTCTAGTCGATCATCTCGGGGTCGATGAGGCCCGCGCCAAGATCATTCTGAAGGACTGGCTAGCCAACGGCGTGCTGGTCAGGACGGAGTTCACCGACCCCCGGTTCAGGAAGACCTACAAGGGCCTGAAGGTCGATCCGGCCAAGATCCCCGGCACGGATGAAGGGGGGCATTTCTGATGCCCGTTTTCATGCCCGCCGAGGCGCCGAAAAGTGCGGCAGTAGCATCGTGCTACTGCGCAAAACCACCGCAGACCGGGTGCGGCGGTAGTAGCGGAACCCCTAAAGAAAAAACTACTACCGCAGCAGTCGCCGCAGTGGCGACGGCTACTGCTGCAGCAGTGCAGCAGTTTTCCCTTCAGGGGGTTCCGCAGCATCGTGCCGCGAAGCTGTCCGCCAGGCTGTCGGCCAGCACAATTTTCACACCACCGATCAACGAAAGGAGCCTCTGATGAAGGGTGCGCCACCTACCCGGCATGGTCAGATCAGCGACATGCAGGTCATCATCAACTGCGTCGACCAGCGCGGTCGTGAAATGGACGAACGCTGGGGCATCGGGCGCTTGCCCATGCTGGTGCCAATCGAGTGGGCCGAACGGTTCCACGCCCAGCACAAGCTGTTCAACGCTGCGGTGTGGGAGTTCAACCTCAAGCTCGTTCGCCAGCATGGTGAGGCGATGCTGCGGGCCTACGACAAGCTCGACCAGCTGGCCCGCGAGACGAAGGGCGAACCGCTGCCGGTCGACCAGTGGGAGTTCGAGACGGAGCAAGGCCTCGTCATTCTGGTGCGCGACCTGCGCGATACTGGCCGGGCCCAGCGCCATGGTCGCGAAGCCCAGGTCTGGGCGCTCGACGAGATCGCCAACGTCATCCGCTGCCACCCGATCCTCGCTGCCGCCAAGGACGCGTTTCCCGGCGCGCAGGTGATCAGTGTCCGGCCCAACAAGACAACCCTCCAGGAGCTCGACGACGAGCTCTCGGACATCCCGTTTTGATGGAGGCGCCGGTGTCCTGAAACCCTTCACCCCAGACCGGACGACGGTGGTCCGTACCGCCAAGCACAAAACCCCCGCCGTCCGCACCACGATCCATCCCCATTGGAGAATCATCATGGATATCCTGACTCTGCCTGCGCCATCGCGCAGTGCAACCCCGCCGGCGACAAGACCGGTCACGATCTTCCGCGGCGCAATGCTGGCGCTCGACCTCGGCACCAGCACCGGTTGGGCGCTGCGGACGGGCGACGACTTCATCTCGAGCGGCACGGTGTCGTTCAGGCACAGCCGCTTCGATGGTGGCGGGATGCGGTTCCTGCGCTTCCGCCGCTGGCTCGAACAGCTCGACATCGATGCCGGGCCGATCGAGGCGGTCTACTTCGAGGAGGTGCGCCGCCATGTCGGCACCGACGCTGCGCATGTCTATGGCGGCCTGCTGGCAGTGCTGACCGCCTGGTGCGAAGAACACCTGGTCGCCTACCAGGGCGTGCCGGTGGGCACGATCAAGCGGTTCATCACCGGCAAGGGCAATGCCGACAAGGCCGCGGTCATCGATGCTGTCCGCAAGGTCGGGTTCTTCCCGGTCGATGACAACGAGGCCGATGCTATCGCCATCCTCTGCTGGGCCATCGCGACCCGTGGAGGTGTGCGATGACCAGCTGGTCCATTCTCGACCACACCGCCAAGGTTCTCGAAGAACGCCGAGACGATTACGGTGATCCCGCCGAACAGTTCAAAGCCATTGCCGATCGCTGGTCGATCACGCTCGGGATGCCGGTGAGCCCGGCCCAGGTCGCGCTGTGCATGATCGACCTCAAGCTGACCCGGCTGACCTACGATCCGCGCCATGCCGACAGCGTGGTTGATGTCATCGGCTATGCCGCCCTGCTGCGGGAGATCGGCTGATGGGCATGACCTCGAAAATCTACGGCCATGCCGGGCAACGCGATGGTGAACAGCTGCGCCGCGATGGTTGGCGCACCGGCATCTTCGCGGTGTCGGTCAGCGACCAGCGGCTCACCACCCTCGAGCGGGAAGCCATCCGGGCGATCGGAGAACGGCTCTACGGAGGCGCCCATGGCACGCGGCCGTAAACGGAAAGCAGGCCGACGGCTGCCTTGCGGAAAGCGCCCGCGAGAGGAAAGCCAGCGCGATGCCATGGCCACGGTGCTGGAGGCCCGGCAGCGACACTACGGCGTCACACCCACCCAGGCGAAGGACGATCGCCTGGGCACGGCGCTGGGAAGGTTGGCATTCGCCGGGCTTATCGATGCAGACCAGTACACGGCCGGTCAGATCTACGGCGAGATCATGGCCCGCAACCGCGCGGTGATGGGCTTGCCGATGGATCAGCCGCGGTCGGTGACGGCCCTGCTGATCAATGAGGGGATCTTCGGTGGCGGTGCGCCGGATCATGATCCGGACCTGATCCAGAAGGTTCGCAGGCAGGCCGCCAGTGCGATCCTGATGCTGCGAACCGCAGACAGTGACGCCCCCGGTACTGTCGGGCGCAAGCCCAGTGTCCTCGTCCATGCTGTGGTGCGCCATGATGCCGAGGCCTTGCAGTGGTCGCCAGCCGATCTGCACAACCTTGGCCATGGCCTGGATGCGTTGTGCCGGCTGTTCCGAGTTCGGAGGGACAGTTCGTGACCAGATTACCTTGGCTGGCAAGTGAAGTAACAAACTGAATTTATTGGAGTATTGTTCAGTTTATTGTTGACGAGACTATGCCGACGGCATAGTGTTCCGAAATTCGAGAATTCAGAACTGCGCCCGGAGCCCACCAGCTTCCGGGCGTTGTTCGTTTCAGGCGTTGCGCATGGCTGAACGGCAACGGGGACGTCGGGCAGTAGCGCAGCGTCTGCGACGATTGCGTGCCGAGCCGCTCTGCCGGGACTGCGCCGCCAGGGGCGTTGTTCGCGAGGCCACCGTTCCCGACCACATCGTTCCTCTCGCTCATGGCGGGTCGGACGAGGACAGCAACATCCGCTGCCTCTGTGCCGACTGCCACCAGGTCCGCACGGCCGAGCAGTTCGGGCTTCGCAGGACGGTCGGCACCGGCCCCGATGGCTGGCCGATCGGTTGATCCCCCCGGGGGGAGGTCGAAAGGCTGGGGCCTCGGGAGGGGAAACCGCGCCTGGCCCAAACTTTTCACGCCCGCGAGTTAGCGACCGGGGGTGCGGGTCGGCAAAGTGACGGAAAACCGTCTATTTGACTGGATAGTGCCTCCGAACAGAGCGTTAGTCGTCTCCGCCAACCACGGAGACTGACATGCCCAACTCGACCCTTCCGACCCGCAACGAAGCCTGGGGTTTCTACGGCTCGACCGCCGGGTTCACGGATGCGGACGCAGCGTGGGGCATCGCCTTTCCCGAGGTTACGAAGGCCACCGGCGCCACCGCCGAAGGGGTTCGGGACTTTCTCGATAGCCGCCACGGCCGCCACTTCGCCGACGATGTGCATAACGGGATCCACGCCGGTCTCGATCTCGAGGCGGCGATCGACGCCGCTATCACCCGCTGGATGGGCTGGACCATCAGCCGCACCACATCGCGCGAAACCGGCATTCCAAAGGGGCTGCCCTACCTGACCGGCTTCGTGACCCACTTCGCAATCGAGGCCGAACAGGCCGACTGACGGCGCCGACAGCGGCGCTCACCCAAAGGAGCGCCATGTCCAAGGAATGGCCGGCCCAGAACAGTGAGTTCTGGCCTATAGAAAAGATCACGCCTTACGCGCGCAATTCCCGCACCCACTCCGACGAACAGGTCGCGCAGATCGCGGCCTCGATCCGCGAATGGGGCTGGACCAACCCGGTGCTGGTCGACGAGGACGGCGGACTGATCGCCGGTCACGGCCGCCTGCTGGCGGCGCGCAAGCTGGGCCTGACGCAGATCCCGACCATGGTCGCCAAGGGCTGGAGTGAGGCCCAGAAGAAGGCCTACGTCATCGCGGACAACAAGCTGGCGCTGAACGCTGGCTGGGACCTCGACCTGCTCGCGGTCGAACTAGGCGACCTGCAAGGTTTCGATTTCGACCTTATGCTGACGGGGTTCTCGGACGACGAGCTGTCGAAGCTGCTGGCCGAGAAGACCGAGGGCCTGACCGATCCGGACGAGATCCCGGAAGCCCCGATCGAGCCTGTCGCCAAACCTGGCGATGTCTGGCTGCTCGGCAAGCACCGGCTGGCGTGCGGAGACAGCACTGATGCCGACACCGTGGCCAAGGCGTTGAACGGCATCACGCCGCACCTGATGGTCACCGATCCACCCTACGGCGTGGAATATGACCCGGCCTGGCGCGAGAAAGCAGGCGTCGCTGCCAGCGGCTCGGCCAAGGGCAAGGTGCTCAACGACGACAAGGCCGACTGGCGCGAAGCATGGGCACTGTTCCCGGGCGACGTCGCTTATGTCTGGCATGCCGGCCTGTTTGCCGGCGTGGTCGGCGATAGCCTTGCCGCCAGCGGTTTCCAGCTCCGCTCCCAGATCATCTGGGACAAGGGCCAGCTGGTTCTATCCCGCGGCGACTACCACTGGGAACATGAGCCCTGCTGGTATGCCGTAAAGAAGGGCGCGAAGGGTCACTGGGCGGGCGACCGCAAACAGACGACCGTCTGGCACATCGCAAAGCCCAAGAAGAACGAGACGGGTCATGGGACCCAAAAGCCGGTCGAGTGCATGAAGCGCCCGATCGAGAACAATTCCAGTCCCGGCCAGGCGGTCTATGAGCCGTTCTCAGGCTCGGGCACCACGATCATTGCCGGCGAAATGACCGGCCGTTCGGTCCACGCGATCGAGCTCAACCCGGCCTATGTCGACGTGACCATCAAGCGCTGGCAGGACTTCACCGGCTTGGCAGCAACCCTCGAGAGTAACGGCCGGGCATTCGATGAAATCGCCGGGATCGTCAGCAGCGATGGTTCCGCCAGTACCGATCCCACCGCAGAGCCCAGCCACCCCTGACCATTGCGCAGGACAGGTCGCCGGACCGCGGTGACACGCACCAGGCCGCAGTCCGCGAGCCACCGGCACTGCCTTCGGAACGGCAGGTCATCGCCGGACCACTGACCAGGATATGTCCCTCCCGGGAGACACCGATCGGGCGCCCGACCAGACTGACGAGCGCATCGCGCGCCTCTTCGGCCGATGCCTGCGGACAAGGTTGATTGGCCCGGCAAGTACCGTCCATCTCGCGCGCGGCAATGCCGGACAGGCGGATACGCGGTCCCTCGGCACACCAGATCGGCCCGTCGCCGTCCCACACCCGAGTCGGCGTGCAGGTGAATGTCTGGCCAGAAGGCGCGGTGGCGGCAGCAGCAGCGAAGAGCAGAATTCCAAAAATCGTCGTGGTCCTTGGTGTCGGAGGTGGGAGCGAACTGATCCCGACGCATAGTTGAAGGACATGCGCCATGAAACCCGGCACCAAGCCGAAGCCCACCCATCTCAAGCTGATCGAAGGCAACCGAGGCAAGCGCCCGATCAATCGCAAAGAGGCCAAGACCATCCCGGCGCTGCCAGCCCCGCCGCCCCACCTGACCGCTGACGCACTCGAAGAGTGGAACCGGGTCGCCTTCTGGCTGCACCGTATTGGCCTGCTGTCCGAGGTCGATCGCGCGGCGCTGGCCGCCTACGCCCAGGCCTATGGTCGCTGGGTCCAGGCCGAGCGCGCCATCGCGAAGATGGCCGAGAAGGACCAACTGACCGGCGGTCTGATGATCAAGACGTCCAACGGCAACGCTATCCAGAACCCGCTCGTCGGCACCGCCAACAAGGCCGCTGCGGACATGATGCGTTACGCTGCAGAATTCGGGATGACGCCCAGTGCCAGAAGCAGGATCTCAGCCGAGGCGACGGCGGAAGGCGCTGACCCGGCCGACCGCTTCTTCAGCTGATTGGCGGTAGGAACAAAACGGTGGCTATTTAAGCTCGAGCTGCCTGATCTGGTTCACCAGGTTCGCCAGTTTGTTCGCGATTTCTCGCGATCTTTCTTCGTCCAATATGATCCGACGATCGATGAGAGGATGTACCAAGCCTGCATTGGCGTACTGGATCTGGATGGACCCATCCTCCAGGACAATTGCTTCGGTCGTGGCATGGGCAAGTTCGCTGCGGAGTTCCGAGTAGGCCTGAAACTGGTCCATTTTTTCGATGACGCGTTCCGGGTTCTTGAAGCGCTCCGGACTCTTGCGCGCAAACTCCCGGATTTCGTCCAACCTGTGACCAAGGAGAAGGAGCGCCGGACGGCTTTTGGCAGAAGCGGCTGGTGCAAGACTGGCAATGGTTTGCGCTGCCCACCGTTCGACTTGTGCGCAGCGTTCGATCAGTTTGCTTCGAAAGATATGGGCAGATTGCAGTGCCTTTTCACGGCTCGTCTGTTCAGGCGGCAGCAGATCGCGAGGCATGTCGTTCATGCCAACAGTCTAGCGACTATTTGTTAATCATCAGTGGAGCGCAACCGTCAGCGACATCGCCCTTTAACGGTGTGTCATGGTGCCAAGATGCGTTGTGCCGCAGAATTCGGGATGACGCTCAGTGCCGGAAGCAGGATCTCAGCCGAGGCGACGTCGGAAGGCGTCGACCCCGCCGACCGCTTCTTCAGCTGACCGGACGACCGACTACGCCAGCGCGGTGGTTGCGGGCGAGATCATTGCCGGGCCGCACGTGCGCAATGCCTGTCGCCGTCACCTCGACGACCTGAAGCGCACCGACGGGATCCGGTTTGATCTCGAGGCTGCAAACCACGCTTTCGGGTTCTTCGAGGAGGTGCTGAAGCTTTCCGAAGGCCAGTTCGAGGGTCAGCCGTTCCGGCTGGAGCCGAGCCAGGCCTTCATCATCGGCAGCCTGTTCGGCTGGAAACGTGCCGATGGCCGCCGACGCTTCCGCCGGGCCTACATCGAACAGGGCAAGGGTAACGGCAAATCGCCGGTCGCGGGCGGTATCGGCCTGTTCGGCATGACGGCGGCCGGTGAAGCCGGCGCCCAGATCTATGCGGCGGCGGCCAAGCGCGAACAGGCCGGCATTCTTTTTGCCGACGCGGTGAAGATGGTCCGCCAGTCGCCGGCATTGGCAAGAAGGCTGGAGTTCTCGGGCGGTCCCGGCCGTGAATTCAACATCGCGCACCACACTTCGGGGTCGTTCTTCCGTCCGGTGTCGCGCGACACGGGCAAGACCGGCTCCGGACCGCGGCCCTATTTCGTACTGGCCGACGAGATCCACGAGCTGCCCGACCGCTCGATCATCGAGATGCTGGAGCGCGGCTTTAAGTTCCGCCGCGAACCGCTGCTCTTCATGATCACCAACTCGGGTTCCGACCGCAATTCGGTGGCCTGGGAAGAGCATGAGCACGCGGTGAAGGTCGCGGCCGGCAACATCGATGCGCTGACCGACCCGACCTATCTGGGTGAAGTGCTGGACGACACGACGTTCAGCTATGTCTGCGCGCTCGACGAGGGTGACGATCCGCTCAATGATCCGGCCTGCTGGATCAAGGCCAACCCGCTGCTCGGCGTCACCATTACGGAGGAATATCTCGCCGAAGTGGTGGCGCAGGCGCGGGCCATTCCGGGGCAATTGAACGGCATCCTGCGGCTGCATTTCTGCGTCTGGACCGATGCCGAGACCGCCTGGATGACCCGGGCGACCCTTGAACCGTTGCTGGCGGACTTTGAGCCGAAGGTGGGAACCAAGGTCTGGCTCGGGCTCGATCTCAGCCAGAACCGCGACATCACCGCGCTCGCGGCCGTGCAGCGGACCGGGGAGAAGGACGGCAAGCCCTGCTTCGATGCGTGGATCGAGGCCTGGACGCCCGGCGACACGCTTGCCGCGCGCACGCTGCGCGACAAGCAGCCCTACGACGTCTGGGTGGCCCAAGGTTTCCTGCAGGCGCCGCAGGGCGAGAACATCAATTTCCGGCACGTTGCCCAGGCATTGGCCGAATACGATCGCGATTACGACGTCCAGATGGTCGCCTACGACCGCTACGCCTTCCGGCGGCTGGAAGAAGACATTGCCGAACTCGGCCTTGCCATGGAGTTCGTCGAGCACCCGCAGGGCGGGACCAAGCGCGGCAAGCCAACCGATGCCATGAAACTGGCTGCAAAAAGCCAGGACCGCGAGCCCCAGGGCCTGTGGATGCCGGGCTCGGTCCGCCAGCTTGAAGAGATGATGCTCGAGGGCCGGATCCGGCTCAAACGCAACCCGGTGCTGGTCTCGGCGATCATGTCTGCGGTGATCGAGACCGACCGCTGGGACAATTACTGGCTCTCCAAGCAGAGGGCCCTGAACAAGATCGACGCAGCCGTCGCGCTGTGCATGGCAGTGGGGGCGGCGATGTCCAGTGACACCGGCGGCACGATCGACGACTGGCTGAAGAGCCTCGCCGCGTGAACCTGCTGCAAAAGGCGGTCAGCTACCTGGCCCGCTCCATCGGCCTCACCGACCCGTTCCTCTACCGGGAAATGGGCGCGCGTCCGAGTGCCAGCGGCGAGATCGTCAGCACCACCTCGGTCCTCGGGCTCGCCGCAGCCTGGGCCTGCGTCAACCTGCTGGCGGGCACGATCGCCTCGCTGCCGCTCATGGTCTACCGGACCCGGGGCGGCGCGCGGACGGTGGCGGATGACCATCCGCTCTACCGGATCCTGCACGACAGCCCCAACGCCGACCAGACCGCGCTCGATTTCTGGGAGTTCATCTGTGCCAGCGTCGAGCTGCACGGCAATGCCTATGCCGAGGTGATCCGGGCCGGGAACGGCCGGGTGATTGCGCTGGGCGTGCCGATCAACCCGGAGCTGATGGCCGTGCGCCGCCGGGATGACGGGGCACTGGAATACGAGTGGGTCGACCAGGGTATTCGTCACATCGTCGGCCAGGACCGGGTCCTGCACATTCGGGGTTTCGGCGGGAACCCGCTAGGTGGCCTCTCGACGCTCAGCGCCGGACGACAGAGCTTCGGGCTGGCCCAGGCGATCGAGCGGGCTTCTGGCGACACCTTCCGCAACGGGGTGCGGCCTTCGGGCCTACTGAAGACGGCCGATACGCTGACGATCGATCAGCGCCGGCTGGCCGAGGAGCTGCTGCAGGAAAAGTTTGCCGGCGCGATCAACGCCGGGCGGCCAATGCTGCTCGATCGCGGCATGGACTGGGTCCAGCTCTCGATCAGCCCGGAAGATGCCCAGATGCTGCAGAGCCGGGCCTTCTCGGTCGAGGAAGTCTGCCGGTTCTTCGGCGTGCCGCCATTCATGGTCGGCCACACCGAGAAAACCACCAGCTGGGGCACCGGCCTCGAGCAGCAGACACTGGGGTTCCAGAAGTTCACGCTGCGCCGTCGGCTCAAGCGGATCGAACAGGCGCTGGAAAAGCAGCTGCTGTCGGTTGCTGACCGGCTCGCCGGGATCACCATCGAGTTCAACCTGGAAGGCCTGCTGCGCGGGGACAGTGCTGCGCGGGCCTCCTTCTACCAGCAGATGCTCACCAACGGCGTCATGACCATCAACGAGGTGCGCAGCCTCGAGAACCTGCCGCCGGTCGAAGGCGGCGATGTGCCCCGCATGCAGATGCAGAACGTGCCGATCACGCAGGCCGGCCTGCAGGCACCCGATGCCCCGACTTCCGGAGTCCCCCAGTGAACGAACTCGACTTCACCCTCGATGCCAAGGCGCTCGATGACGACGGCCACATCGAGGGCCTCGCTGCCGGCTATGGTAATCTCGACCATGGCGGCGACGTGATCCTGCCCGGCGCGATTTCCCGGTCGATTGCGGGGCGCAAGTCGGTGCCGATGCTGATGTACCACGACCAGAAGCGGCCGGCCGGCGTCTGGACCGACTTCCAGGAGACGGCCGACGGCCTGCTCGTGAAGGGCAGGTTCTCGATGTCGACCGCGACCGGGCGCGAGGCCCATGGCCTGGTCAAGGACGGGGCGATCGGCGGCCTGTCGATCGGCTATCGCACGATCCGGGACCGCGTGGTCGGCAAGGCCCGCCACCTGGTCGAAGTCGCGCTCCACGAGGTCAGTCTCGTCACCATTCCGATGAACGAAAAGGCGCTGATCACCAGCGTCAAATCGCTCATCGCGGCCGGCCAGCTGCCGAGCCTTTCCCAGTTTGAGGATTTCCTGCGCGAGGCAGGGTTCTCGAAAAGCCAGGCCACCGCGATCGCGGGCAAGGGTCTGGCCCCGCTGCTCCGGGGTGAGCCCGGCAGTGATCCCGCTGATTTCATCGCAGCGCTCGCCGCGCAGGTTCGCGGCTGAACACCCTTTCCATCACGGAGCATCCCATGACTGAACCCAAGACCGCCGAGCAGCTTGCCGGCGAAGTGAAAGCCGCGTTCGACGCCAAGGTCGATCAGGTCAAAGCCATTGCCGACGAAGCCCTGGGCAAGGCCGCCAAGGGCGAGGATTTGTCCGCTGCGACCAAGCAGCTGGCCGATGAAGCCCTGGTTGGCATGAACGAGGCCAAGGCTCGGCTCGACGAGCTTGAGCAGAAGCTGGCCCGCAAGGGACCGGAAGACCAGGCCCGCCACCAGTCGGTCGGCGAACAGGTCATGGCGTCGGAAGAGATCAAGTCCTTCCTCGAATCCAAAGTCTCGCGCGGCCGCGCCAGTGTCGAGGTGAAGGCGATCATCTCCTCGCTCACCACCGATGCGGCGGGCTCGGCTGGTGATCTCATCGTGCCTGACCGGCTCCCCGGCATCATCGTGCCCGGACAGCGCCGCCTGACGGTCCGCGACCTGCTGACCCCGGGCCGCACTGCGAGCACCTCGGTCCAGTACGTCAAGGAAACCGGCTTCACCAATGCCGCGGCGACAGTTGCGGAAACGACCGGTGCGCTGAAGCCGCAGTCGGACATCAAGTTCGACATCGCGACGACCAGCGTCACCACCATCGCGCACTGGGTGCTGGCAACCCGCCAGATTCTCGACGACGTGCCGATGCTCCAGTCTTATATCGACGGCCGCCTGCGCTATGGCCTCGCGCTCGTCGAGGAGAACCAGCTGCTGAACGGTGGCGGCACCGGCACGGACCTCCACGGCATCTACACCCAGGCCAGCGCCTTTGCCGCGCCGATTACCATCCCGGCCACGGTCACAAAGATCGACGTGCTACGCCTTGCCATGCTGCAGGCTGCGCTCGCCGAGCTTCCGACCACGGGCGCGGTGATGCACCCGACCGACTGGGCCAGCATCGAACTCCTGAAGGAAACGAGCGGCGCCTATCTGATCGGCAACCCGCAGGGCACGCTGTCGCCGACGCTCTGGGGCATCCCCATCGTCACCACCCAGGCGATCGCGCAGGACAAGTTCCTGACCGGCGCCTTCCGGCTCGGCGCGCAGATCTTCGACCGCTGGGATGCCCGGGTCGAGATCTCGACCGAGGACGACCAGAACTTCCGCAAGAACCTGGTCACCATCCTGGCCGAAGAGCGTCTCGGCCTTGCCGTCTACCGTCCGGAGGCCTTCATCAAGGGCGACTTCTCCGATGCGGTGACTGCGGCAACCGCGGTCTGATCCTGATCCGGGGCCGGCCAACCGGTCGGCCCCGGCACCCTCACGGAGAACTCCCCCATGCTGATGAAAGCCCTTGATACGCTGCATGTCAGCGCGGTCGGCCCGGACAATATCCTTGCCGGCCAGACCTTCGAGATCGCGGACGCCGATGGCGAAATCCTGCGCCAGCGCGGCTTGGCCGAGCCGATCGACGAACAGCCTGACGCGCCAAAGCCCGCCCGGACCCGCACGAAATGATCACGGTCGTCACCGCCCCGACCACGCGCGCGGTGACGCTGGAAGAAGCGCGCCAGCAGCTGCGCCTTGATGCCCATGACGAGGACATGCTGCTGGCCGTCCACCTCGATGCGGCGCAGGCCGAGCTCGAGCGGCTCGCCGATCTGCGGCTCTGCCCTCAGACACTGGCCTTGGTGCTGGAGGCCTGGCCCGATGAAATCACCGTCCCAGTCCGGCCGGTGACCATTGCGTCGATCACCTACACCGCCACCGGCGGTGCGACCGTCACTATGCCCGAGGCTGACTATGCTGCCCGGGCACGCCATGGATTTGTGCGGATCCGGCCAGCTGCCGGCACATCATGGCCCACGCTGGCTCCCGATGGCCTGGTCACCGTTACCCTGTCGGCGGGTTTTGGCGAGGATCATCCTGATCTGGCCATCGCCCGGGCCGCGATCCTCGTGAAAACCGCCTCCCTGTTCGAAAACCGCGAAGGCTCGGCCTGCTTGGCCTTCGATACTCTCGTCAATCAGCTGGCCGCGCGATGGGTCTAGCCTCCAGGCTCGACACCCGGATCCGGATCGAGCGGAAGATCGTCACCCCTGATTCCCTCTATGGGACGGAAACCGTCGCGTGGGAGGAATTCGCCACGGTCTGGGCCGAGGTCCAGGATGTACTACCTAGCAGGGCGGAGCGTCTGGCCGACAGCATCGAGATCGCCAAACGGCCAGCAAGGATCCGCATGCGCCATCTGGCCGGGATTACCCCGGACATGCGGGTGATCATCGGGAACCGCATCCTGCAGATCGTGTCGGGTCCGGCCGAACTTGGCCGCCGCGAAGGCATCGAACTTATTGTCGAACAGCACAGCAGCGAAGGAGCCGCGCCATGACGATCCGGCTCAAGGGCGGTCCTGAACTGCTCCGCATGCTCGATGAACTGCCCAGGAACCTCGAGCGCAACGTCATCCGTGGCGGCCTTCGCGCCGGCGCCAAGGTCATCCAGCAGCAGGCCAAGGCCAATGTCCCGGTTCGCACCGGCCAGCTCAAGAAGGCGATCGGGATCGGCACCCGGACGGCAGGAAGCCGGCTCAGTTCCTACGTCAAGCTGCGCGGGTCCGGCTCCTATCTCGGGCTGTTCATCGAATATGGCGTCGCGCCGCACCTGATCAGCGTCGCAGACGAGGACCGCCCGGTGCGAGGCACCCGTCGCGGCCCGCGCAAGGTCAGCATCGGCACGATCAACAAGATGGTGAAGCGCGGCAGCCTGAAGATCGGCGAGAACTTCGTCGGCCCCGTTGTCATGCATCCGGGCCATGCTGCGCGGCCATTCCTTCGCCCGGCGCTCGACCAGAAGGCCCAGGAGGCCGTCAACGCCATGGGCACCTACATCGCGCACCGCGTCCAGATCGGGAACCTCAAGGCCCCGACCCTCGAGGTCGATGACGAATGAACGGGGTCATTGCGGTCCGCTCGCTCCTGGTGGCTGACACCGGGGTGATGGCGCTCGTGCCCGCAGTCCAGATCGTGGCAGGCACCCTGCCGCAGGGCACCACGATCCCGGCCGTTGCGCTGATGAGTGTCAGCAGCGTCGATCGCAATATTCCCGCTCCGGGCCCGAAACGCCGGGTGACCGAGCGGGTGCAGGTGACGGTGCTCGCCTCCAGCTATCCCGCAGCCAAGACCATCATCCGTGCGGTCCGGGCAGCCGCCGCCGACCGCATGCCCGCAATCGACGGGCTCACCGAGGTCACCGTCCACACTGAATCCGCCGGGCCTGATTTCCTCGACGAGGAGACCGGCATCCACATGCAGACGCAGGATTTCCGCGTCTCATTCAACGAGGCACGGCTAGCCTCACCTTCATAAGGACCCATTGCCATGACCGTTCGGACTTCCGCCGGCACCACCCTGAAGGTGTCGGCCGCCATTCCTGCGACCTTCGATCCCACCGGCTACAATGCGCTGACCATGACGCTGGTCGGCGAAGTGTCGGACCTTGGCGAGTTCGGCCAGGAATATAACCTCGTTACCTTCAATCCGGTCGGCAGCCGCGGCGTCGTCAAGAAGAAGGGCAGCTTCAACCAGGGCACGATGACCATCCAGATGGGCCTCGATACCGACGATGCCGGCCAGATCCTGCTGAAATCCGCCTCGACCTCCGATAGCGACCACAGCTTCTGCGTCACCACCCAGAACGGCGACAAGTACTACTTCCAGGCGCAGGTCATGAGCTTCAAGGTTAATGTCGGCTCGGTCGATCAGATCACCACGGCCACCGTGACCCTCGAACTGACCACCAACTCTGCCGGTGTGGGCGTGGTTGAAGTTCTCGCGCCCTGATCCCTGACACTTTCCGACGGAGACCACCCATGTTCGACATCACCAAGCTTGCCGCCACCGAGACCTCCACCGTGGAGCTGGTCGGTGGCGATGACGCGCCGCTGCATGACGCGGACGGCAACCGCCTCTCGATCACCGTCTATGGCCCGGGCACCCGGATCTACCAGCGTGCACAGGCCCGACAGCAGAACCTGCTGGTCGACAAGATCAAGAAGCGCGGGCGTATGGACCAGAGCGCCGAGGAAAAGCTCGCCGAACAGGCCGAGTTCCTCGCTGCCTGCACCGTCAGCTTCAACCATTTCACCTATCCGCCGGCCGAGGGGCTGGAAGGCGCTGCCCTGTTCCGCAAGGCCTACGAGGATCCCTCGATCGGCTTCATCGCCGCCCAGGTCGCGGCCCACATCAATGACTGGGCAAATTTTACGACGAGCTCGGCCGCGAGCTGAGCCTTTACGTCCGGCAACTGGCCTGGCTCGGCACCGCGCCGAAGCCTAGCCAGTCGTCTGCCGGCAGGGCCACCGGCGAACCTGATCCACAGACCCGCCTGCAGCGCATGACAGCGGACGGCATCGCTCCCGACATGCCGCCGATCCGGGCTCCATGGATCATCGACACCCTGATGGACATCGGCGCATCCGAACCCGGCGCCATGGGGCCGGTGCCGCTGTCATGGGGCACTATCGCCCACTGGCAGACCTGCATGTGCGTGGACCTTGCGCCCTGGCTCTGCCGGCTGCTCCGCCGCCTGTCGGTCGAGTTCGTCTCCGAAAGCCAGAGTGCCAGGGAGCCCGATTGCCCGGCACCCTGGATCGCGATCGCTGACGGCCTGAACCGCGCCACTGTCTCCCGCAAGGTCACTCAGGCCTTCCGTTCCCTGATCCGTCCGAAGGAGGATGCCTCATGCAAGCCGGCACCCTCGAGATCGAGATGATTACCAACATCGCTCGTCTTCAGAAGGAGATGGCCGACATGAAGCGCGCCGTCGGCGGCACGATGAACGACATCGTGGCAACCGCCGGGCGCGCGGACCGGGCCATCGAGGCGGTCGGTACGCGCGGCATCACCCGGATGGGCGGTTCTGCCAAGCTTGCCGGCCACCAGATGCAGAACCTCGTCTACCAGTTGAACGATGTGGTCGTTAGCCTGGTCTCTGGCCAGAAGCCCATGACCGTGTTCATGCAGCAGGGTTCGCAGATCGGGCAGATCGCGATGCAGGCAGGCGTCGGCATTGGGGGCATGGCCCGAGCCCTGCTGGGACTTGCTGCCAGTGCGGCCGCCGCCGCGCTCACCAACCCCTATCTTCTGGCTGCGGCCGCGGCAGCCGGGATCGCCTTCGGCGCGTTCAAGCTGTTCCAGTCCAGCGTCAAGCAGTCGGGGGAACTCGACCGTTATGCCCAGAGCCTTGGCCTCACCGCCAAGGAGATGGAGAAGCTGGGCCCGGTCGGGATCACGGCCGGCGATGTCATGCGCGGTCTGTGGCGCACGATCAGCGAAGGTCTGAACCTCGGCCCGGTCTTCTCCAGCCTCAAGGACTGGGCCGTCTGGGCGTTCCAGAAGGTGCTCGAGGTCGGCAAGATCAGCATTGCTGTGATCTATGCCGGTTGGGTCGGCGGGTTCGGCGCGATCCGCACCGTCTGGCAGGCGCTGCCCGGCGTGATCGGCGAGGCGGCTGTCGGTGCTGCCAATCTCGCCATCAGCGGGATCGAGTATCTCGCCAACAAGGCCATCGCTGCGCTCAACTGGCTGGCAAGCTGGGTCAATCCGGTTCTCGACCGGGTGGGCCTCGCAACCATCGGCCAGATCGAGAATGTCGTCCTGCCGCGGATGGAGAACAGCTTCGCGGGCTCGACCGCCCGCATGGGCGCGACGGTGCGGGACGAGTTCACCTCGGCGTTCGGCGACGCCATGACCATGATGGATGCGTTCTCCGCTCAGTGGCGTGAGAACACCATGCAGGCGGCCCGCGATCGGCTCACCGCCGACGCTGCCGGGATACGGGCCGACCGCTCGGACCGGGCGGGACGCGACAATGCCGGTCGCAGCCGCCGCGAGGAAAGCGAAGCCGAACGCGCCCTGCAGGCAGCGCAGGAGTTCGCTGCCAATCTCGCGCTGGAAACCGCGAAGATCGGCAAGACCCCGATTGAGATCAAGCGGATGGAAGTCGCGATGGCGGCCTTGAAGGCTCCCACCGACGCCGCACGCATCGCGATCCTAGAAGCGGGCGAAGCCTGGGAACAGGCCACCCGCGCCTTCGCCACCTCTGAATTCCTGCGCCAGACCGTCGCGCCGCTCGAATTGCAGGTGTCGCTGCTGGGCCAGTCAGCCCGCGCGCAGGCACTGGCCAACCTCGAGGCCGAACGCGAGCACATCGTGCTGGAACGCGGGGTCGAGGCCTGGGAACGCTATCGCGCGGCGCGCACCCAGCTGATCGAGCACGATTTTGGCCTCAAGGAGCAGGAGCAGTATCTCGACACGCTCCAGGAAATGGCCGACCGGACCCAGACAGCCGCGCAAGGGATGGCGGAAGCCTTCGGGAGTGTCGGTGGCGCGATCGGTGCAGTCGCGGCCGAGTTTGCCCGCTATGCCGCCGACCAGGAGGCGGCCACCCGCCGCATTGCGGAGGCCGAGCGCGAATACGGCCGGGCTTCGTTCCAGTATGCAGCAGCGCGCACCGCGCAGGCAGCCGCCGAGATCAACCACTACGGCAACCTCGCCAGTGCGGCGAAGGGCTTCTTCAAGGCAGGTTCGAAAGGATTCCAGGCACTGGAAGCGGCCGAGAAGGCCTTCCGCGCCTTCGAACTCGCCATGGCGATCAAGAACGCCGCGGTGAAGATCGGGCTGATCGGCGCGCAGACGACCGCCAAGGTCGCCTCCGATACCGCTATGGCCGCGTCCGACACGGCGCGCGCCGGGGTCGAACAGGGCAACTCGATTGTCACCACTGGCATCAAGGCCGTCGAGGCGGTCGTGAACGCAATCCGCTCGCTGCCATTCCCGCTCAACATTGCGGCTGGCGCGGTCACGGCCGGGGTCATCGCTTCGCTCGGTGTCGCGATAGGCGGAGCCTTTGGCGGTGGCGGTCCGAAACCCGAAGCCGCCAACGAGGGCACCGGCACGGTGTTTGGCGATGCGGACGCCAAGTCCGAGAGTATTGCACGCGCCATCGACCATCTGCGGGAGGTCGACACACTGACCATGCGCTATTCGGCCGCCATGCTGGCCTCGCTTCGGTCGATCGAGGCCAATATCGGTGGGCTCACCAACCTCATCATCCGCACCAATGGCGCCGAAGACCTCGCTGCCGGCGTGCAGACCGGGTTCAAGCCGACCGGCGTCACCGCCATTCTGGGCGGCGCCATGCAGAAGGTGGGCTCGGTCCTCGACAAGATCCCGGTGATCGGCCGCATCCTGGGCGGTGTCGTCGGCGCGATCGGCAAGCTGATCGGCTCGCTGTTCGGCACCAAGACCAGCGTCGTCGGTCAGGGCATTTACGGGGGCGCCCAGTCGCTCGGCGGCATCATGTCAGGCGGTTTTCAGGGCCAGTATTACACCGACATCCAGAAAAAGAAGAAGTTCCTCGGGATCACGACCAGCACCCGCTACAGCACGCAATATTCCGAGGCGAGCGCCGAACTCGAGCGCCAGTTCAGCCTGATCTTCACCGGCTTCTACGACGCCATCTCGGCCGCTGCCGGCCCGCTGGGCCTGTCGCTGGACGAGGTGCAGGCCCGGCTCGACAGCTTTGTCGTCAACATCGGCAAGATCGACCTGAAGGGCCTGACCGGCGCGCAGATCCAGGAGAAGCTGGCGGCCGTGTTCGGCGCTGCGGCCGACAATCTCGCTCGCTACGCCATTGCCGGCCTCGAGCAGTTCCAGCAGGTAGGCGAAGGCTATTTCGAGACGCTGATCCGGGTGGCCTCCAGCGTCGAGGCAGTCACCAGCGCCATGACCATGCTGGGGCGGTCCACCAATCTCACGATCGCCGCGTCCATGAACCTGGTCGAACTGTTCGGCTCGGTTGGCGACATGGTGTCGGCGACGGACGAGTATTTTGCGCTCTATTACACCGGCACCGAACAGACCGCCGCGCGCACGGCGCAAATGACGCGGGCGCTCGCTGGCCTCGGGCTGGCCATGCCGGACAGCATCGCGGGCTTCCGGGCTCTGGTCGAAGCCCAGGACCTCAGCACCGAAGCCGGACGGGCCGCCTATGTCGCACTGATCCAGCTGGCCCCGGCGTTCGCGGATCTCGTAGGTGCCGCGCAGGATGCCGCCAGTGCGGCGGCCATTGCCGAAGAGCGGGCCTCGCTCGAGCGCCGCCTGCTCGAACTGCAGGGTGACACCGCCGCGCTGCAGGCGCTCGATCTTGCTCAGCTCGACGCGTCCAACCGGGCACTGCAGCAGCAAATCTGGGCGCTCGAAGACCAGCGGCAGGCAGCCGAAGCCGCAGCCAGTGCCGCGGAGAAGCTGCGCTCGGCCTGGGCGGCGATCACCGATGCGTTGATTGCCGAGATCGAACGGATCCGGGGCGTGATGGGCACGAAGACCGGTAGTTATGCCGAGGCATTGGCCGCGTTCAACAATGCCTCCATGCTGGCGCGTGGCGGGGACCAGGAGGCGGCCAAGGCGCTGCCGGGTCTCAGCCAGGCCTTGTTGTCACTGGCCGCCAATACCGCGCGGTCGTCCGAGGATCTGGCCCGGCTGCAGGGCCTGACGGCGGCCAGCCTCGAGCAGACGCTGGCGATCATCAGCCAAGCCGGTGGCGGAGGCGCTGCCACGGATCCGGCTGCGACCGGTAGTCCGGATCCAAGCTGGTGGGACCAGTTCGTTGCCAACCAGATGGGCACCGCGACTGTTGCAGCCAATGACGGTCAGACTGCGCTGCTGGATGAGCTCCAGGCGTTGCGGCAGGAGGTCTCGGACCTGCGCGGCGAACAGCGCATTGCCTCGGCCACGATCGCCTCGGGCACCAGCAAGACAGCGCGAATTCTGGAACGCGTGACGCCTGACGGCGATGCGCTGGCGGTGAGGACGGCGGCATGAAGCTAATCCGTCCGATCGAGATCACCGACGCCATGCTGTCGAGCAGCACGGTTGCCGAGAACGACCATCCTGCCTGGAATGCCGGCACGGCCTATGTGACCGGCAACCGGGTGATCCTGACCTCGACCCACCGACGCTACGAGGCGCTGGCGGCCTCGACCGGGGTCAACCCGGCCAGCGATCCCACCAAATGGCTCGATCTCGGGCCTACCAACCGCTGGGCGATGTTCGATGCGCGCGTGGGTACGGCAAGTACCCGGACCGCTTCGCTGCAGGCCGTGCTTGCGCCGGGCGCGGTCGATGCCGTGGCACTGATCGACACCGATGCGGAAGGCGCCACCGTCACGCTGACTGTCGACGGGACGGTGACCTACTCCCGGACCCAGAGCTTCAACCTCGGCGGTAACGCCATCGACAACTGGTTCTCGTGGTTCTTCGAGCCGATCGGCCGCAAGTCGAGCCTGCTGTTCCTCGACGTGCCGGTCTATGCTGGCGGAGTCGTGTCGGTGACGATCACTCGCGACAACCCGGCCGACACCGTATCGTGCGGCACGCTGCTGGTCGGCCGCCAGTTCTCGATCGGTGAGACCGAGCACGGCGCCGACATCGGCATCATCGATTACAGCCGGAAGGAGGCCGACCAGTTCGGCGTGATCTCGGTGGTCGAGCGCGCCTATGCCAAGCGCATGACTGCCCGGGTCGTCATGCCGACCGATGCGGTCGACGATGTCCACCGCAACCTTGCAGCTCTCCGCGCCACCCCGGTTCTCTGGATCGGCTCTGAGGCCTTCGAAAGCCTGACCGTGTTCGGCTTCTACAAGGAGTTCTCGATCGATCTTGCCTACCCGACCGTCAGCTACTGCAGCCTCACCATCGAAGGTCTGACGTAAACCTCCCAAGGGAGCTCTCATGCCCATCACCGACCTGCCGACGCCGCCGTCCCGGACGGACGCGGCGAACTTCAACGTGCGTGCCGAAGCCTTCCTCGGCGCCCTGCCGACCTTCGTTACCCAGGCCAATGCGCTGGCCACTGAAACCAATGGCTATGCCACCAATGCCGCTGCCAGCGCGGCGACCGCCATCAACGCGCCGGGCACCAGCGCCACCAGCACGACCAGCCTTGCGATCGGCACCGGCTCTAAGTCGCTGACGGTCCAAACCGGCAAGGCCTTTGTGATTGGTCAGTGGGTGACGATCACCAGCACGGCCACGCCTGCCAACTGGATGCACGGCCAGATCACGGCGTACACCAGCGGAACCGGGGCGCTCGTCGTCAACGTCGGCATGATCGGGGGCAGCGGCACGATTGCTGCGTGGACGGTGGCACTGGCCGCCCCCTCGCAAGGCAGCAATGCGCTGCTCGCCACCGGCAGCTATGCCGATCCTGCCTGGCTGACCTCGCTGGCCGGCAGCAAGATCACCGGCACTGTCGGCATTGCCAACGGCGGCACAGGCGCACCGGATTCCGCCACGGCGCGCGCAAACCTTGGCCTTGCGATCGGCACCGACGTCCAAGCCTACAACGCGACGCTGACCTCATGGGCCGGCAAGGCCGTGCCTTCGGGCGTGGTGGTCGGCACCACCGATACGCAGACGCTGACCAACAAGACGCTGACGAGCCCAGCGATCAACGGCGGCACCTTCAATGCGGCCTCGACCGTCAGCGACAGCGGCACGATCGCCACCGGCAGCGTCGGCTTCCGGGGCGTGCCCCAGAACAGCAAGACCGCCGCCTACACGCTGGCGCTGACCGACAACGGCAAGCACATCAGCATCACCACCGGCGGCATCGTGATCCCGGCCAATGCCTCGGTCGCCTTCCCGATCGGCGCGACGGTCGTCATCTACAACGACAGCGCCGCCGCCCAGACTATCTCCATCACCAGTGATACGCTGCGACAGGCCGGCACCGCCAACACCGGCAGCCGAACGCTCGATGGCTATGGGCTGGCGACGCTGGTCAAGGTCGCAGCCACGACCTGGGCGATCACCGGGGCGGGTCTGTCCTGATGGCTGGTGTACTCATGACCCTCTTGGGCAGCGGCAGCGGCGGTCTGCAGGTCGCGCTGCCGGTCAACTCCGCCCAGTGGGGCGACAAATACAGCGCGGGCGAACAGTACGGTGCCGACGGCGGTTATTTCACCTACCTTTCCGGCGGGAACTTCACTCCCGCCACCTGGCAGGGGCGCACCATCCGCGCGATCGCCCATGACTACGACTTCTATGCCGCGACCTCGCGCACGCTGATCGGCCTCGACGGCTACAATGCGACGCCGGCCCCGCAGCGCCTGCGCATCAACGGCACGACCTTCACCCTCAGTACGGGCTCGGTCTCCTGGCTCACCAACGTGACCGGGATCACCTTCAGCCCGTCGCCGACCAACAACATCAACTGGACCTCGCACGGTCTGGCTGTGGGTGACCCGGTCCAGTTCTATTGTAGCGGCGGCATGCCCAGTGGGATCACGGCGTTCACCGTCTACTTCGTCCAGTCGGTGGTGAGCGCGAGCGCGTTCAAGATCGCAGCCACCCCGGGCGGGGCAGCGATCAGCTTCACCGGTTCCGGATCCGGCACGCGCTACGGCTACAGGAACCCGGTCACGTCCTACCAGGCGAACGGTGCGCTGAGCGGCAATGTGTTTGCTGCCATGCTCCCGCGTACGGCCACCATCAGCATCGCCAGTCCCGCCGTCATCACCGCGACAGGTCACGGCCTGGTGAGCGGCAAGCGGGTTCAGTTCACGACCACCGGCACACTGCCGACCGGCCTTCTCGCCAACACCACCTATTACGTCATCAACGCCGTGGACGACGCGTTCAACGTTGCCGCCACGCAAGGGGGCGCCGCGATCGGCACTTCGGGCGGCCAGTCAGGCAGCCACGTCGTGCGCGAAGTCGTCTCGGTCACGGTCAGCTAGAAGGAAAACAGCGATGCAGGCAGATCGCCGGCCCACGGTCACCGATGAGGTGATCGCCATCAACGACGACCTTGAGATCAACTACGGGGTGTTCAGGAACGGGTTCACCTTCCGCCGGGCGGCCAACTCCTGGCGGCTCTGGCCGATGCTCGAGTTCGTGGCCCCGAAGCTGAACTCCACCATCGCCGAGATGCACGAGGCTGGCGTCGTCTGGACCCTGTGCGAGCATGTCTCGGTGTGCGTAAATGGCTGGTCCGATTACGTGTTCGAAGGTCCCAAAGGGCCGATTACCCAGCGCTGGACGCCCGGGTGCCACAATGTCGAGAACGGCGGCGGCTATCTGCCGGCCGGTGAGTTCACCCGGCGCTTCCATGACGACTTCACGCTGTGCTGCGTGGTGCAGAAGTTCCGCCGGACGCCCGGCGTGCAGTACCACTTCGCGGTGCTGATCGGGCCGGCCGTGCTTGAGCGTGATGCGCTGTTTTCCCACTACGCCACAGGTGTGCGGCAGAAGCAGACAGACTTCGACCTGCCAGCCGGCCACACGATCGAGGTGGCCCCGGACGATATCACCATCGTCGGGAGGCTGCGCTGATGCCGCCTAATTCTGATCGTGATCCAGCCGTCGAGATCGCCCTGATAAGGGCAGACCTCGAGGCGATGCAGGAAGACCTGAAGGCCGTTCGCAAGGAACTGAAGGACCTGCTCGAGGCCTGGAATACCGCGACCGGCATGGTCCGGTTCGTCAAGTGGCTGTCGACCTTCGCGACTGCGCTCGCCGTTCTCTACGCTACCATCAAGGGCCTGTCCGGCCGCTAATTCCCGGGAGACATCCATGAAACCGCTGCCACCGGCCTATGGCTGGATCGATGACCTGCGTCCGCTGCCCCGGATGCTCGAAGAGGCCCGCAAGCTCTACGGCACCTTCGAGGTCGCCGGGCCTGACGACAATCCTGTGATCATAGGCTGGGCCAAGGAGACCGGGCTGGCCAAGACCTTCACGGCCGACAGAATTCCATGGTGCGGGCTGTTCATGGCCCTGGTCGCGAAACGCGCCGGCAAGCCGGTCGTGGAAGGTCCGCTCTGGGCGCGTAACTGGGCCAAGTTCGGAAAAGGCACTGATCGGGCCCAGCTGGGCGACATTCTGGTGTTCCGCCGCGCGCAGGGTTCCGGCCATGTCGGGCTCTATGTCGGTGAGGACTATGGCGCGTTCCACGTGCTGGGCGGCAACCAGTCCGACGGCGTGACGATCACCCGGATCGCCCGCGACCGCTGCATCGCAATTCGTCGCCCGGCCTATCGCAAGGCGCCTGCGAGCGCGAAGTCGGTCCATCTCTCGGCCAGCGGCGTCTTGTCTACCAACGAGGCCTGACCGGCCACAAAAACATCACCGACCTGTCCGCCCGCGATGCTCGCGGGCTTTTTTGTGGAGAAACGACATGGAAGAACTGAAACCCTGGTGGGCGTCGAAAGCCATCTGGACCGGTGTCATCGGCAGCCTGTGGGGTGTCGCTGCGGTGCTCGGAATCCTGCCCGAGGGGCTGACCCAGGCTGACGTGCTGACCGTGGTGCTGGCGCTGACCGGGATCGGCAGCGTGGTGTTCCGTAAGACGGCGAAGGCGCGGATTGGTTGATCATGGACGCATCTTGTGCAGGTGGCGCGATAATAACGCCACCTCAATCCCGAGCTTCTGGGCAACTTGTTCCATCTTGATTTTTGGATTTCGAAGCAATGATTTCGCCAGGGCCACTTGCTTCATTGTCAGACGTCGTGGCTGACCACCTTGCTTCGCGATACGCCGGGCTTCTTCCCGTTCCTTCTTTTGCTGAGCAAGGCGTTTTTTCCCCGTGAACTGTATGCTCGGCCGCGCTGGCTTGGATCGAGAGCGAAGCGTTGGATCTGCCCAGGGTCCCATGATTGTTGACCCGCCATGATAGCCTCCTTTGCCCATCAATAGCCCTCGATCTGCGGTGTCAGCTCATAGGTCGGAGATTCAGCATCCGAGTTGGACGGAGGTCCACTGTTTTCAGCCTCCTCCCATTCTGCGTAGGTTCTGCCATCCGGCAATCGCCATAGGATCCGGCCATTCGCTGCGGCTCCGGTCACGGTGGCTGCAGCGGCCGAAACCGATGAAAAGATATAGTCCGAGGTGAACAGAAGGCCGTCGTTCTGTTCCACCAGAATGCCCTTGGCGAGCAGATCGGAGCGCAAGGCCACAGTCCCCTTGGGGATCGTGTTCGTCGTTTTGATCCGGGCAACAGATCCCTTCTTCACCACGAATTCGCTGCTGGCCGTAATCGACATCTGCGCGGCAAAGCCCTGGCCGCGGAAGTTGAAAACAACCTGTGGCGCTGTTGCCGAAGCCGGGATTTCTAGCTTGTTTCCGTTGGTCAAATCGCCCGAGACGACCTTGAACAGATCACAGCCAAGAGCGCCAACCAGCGTCTTTGTCTGGTCGATGAACTCTTCCATGGCTGCACGGTCCGGCAGCGGTAGCTTGCCGACCTCGCTTGCCTTCTGGGAATTGAGCAGGGTCCAACGTGGGTTGAGCCCTGCATCCGCGATCAGCCTAGCTTCAACATAGCGGGCATGGGATTTGGTGAGGTTTTCGTCCTTGCTGATCAAGACAATGGTCTCGGTCCAAAAGGGCTTGCTATCCACGCCCTTGTCATTCCCGGCATGATATTGCAGCCGATTGGCCACGCCCTCGGATTCGCCGATATAGGCCATGAGGCGATCTGGTTGCGCCTCATCGAAGCCTAGCAAAAGGTAAACGCCCGGCCGCGCCAGTTCAGGGAACGTGGCCCGCACCTGCTTCATCTGCAGTTTTCGGAACGCGATCGCCTGGATCGTGGACATAGAGATCTGGGCGACCCTGATGCTGTCCGGATCGCCATCGAGCAGGAAGATGTTGATGGAGCGGGGTCTCATCAT